GGAAGAGCCCCGCGCTGTTCTGTTGTGCCAATCGTCGGGGTTGCATAAAAGTTAGTACCGTCATATTCAATTGCACCCGCGATGGGGCTTGTGAGGTTAGTACCAGCATTAAATTCAAACGGGGCTACAGAAGCAGTACCAGCTTTAATTTCCAATGCGCCTGTACCAGCCGGGTTTACACCAATACCTACGTTACCGGCGGAGGTGATGCGCATCTTTTCGGTTGCTGTTGTGCCCGTTGCAAATCGCAAATCACCAGCAGTTGTGTTAGTACCAGTTAGTCCAATAAATGCATTGTTTGTCCCATCTGTAAAGCTATAGAAAGAAACATCGTTGACACCTGCACCATTTACGCCGGTGACGGTGACGGAATTGGCGCTGCTGGTTGAAACGAAGTTTGCGTTGCCGCCGTTAAAACCAGAACCAACAACCGAAAATTTTCCGTACGTGCTAGGTGAAATCGTACCAATACCTACGCTACCGCTGGAATCAATACGCATCTGTTCGGTATTTGATGTTACAAAAGCTAGTTGGTAAGCTCCAGTTGAGCCAACATATATTGGATTTGGTGAATAAACGTATGAATTTGTAGCGTCTGAACTTAAATATAATGGAACAGAAGACGCTGCGGAACCAACAACAGCTAAACGATACCCACCTGTCGAACTCGTACCAATACCTACGTTACCGCTAGCATCTTGGTAAACAGATTTTCCGGCCGGATACACAACAAACACGTCTTTTGTACCAGCGCTAAACGTAACTAAAGAGCCTGAGTTAGAAGATGCAAGCACCGTGTCGCGTGATAGCGTAGTACCAGAAGACGTATAAGTTCCAATACCTACTTCCCATTCAGTAGTACCCGGGTTAGATATTGTGTAGTACGTAGTATTACCGTTACCGATAGCAGAAAAAGACTGATAACCGGTAGATGCACCAGCAAGAGTTATGGTACCTGTACCAGTCGTGGTAGTTGTTTCTTTAACTCTGTCTTTAACTACGAGTGCCATAATTGTTCCTTAAGCATTTGTTGGGATTATATTCCATACCTGTGTTTGTGACGAGTCTATGTTTTGCCAAGCTGGCGGTAAAGAAGCTTGTGCGTAACCTGTACTAGAGAATGAATCACCAGAAAAAGCTAAACCAGAAAAAGTTGCGGCGTTAGAATAAACATAATTGGCGTCGTTTATTAGTGTCCACGTAACTGTTTGTGATGAATTTATGGTGGACCATGTAGCACCACTACTAGAACTATTGATTAGCTGCCACGTGACAGTTTGGCTGTCGTCAATAAGCTCCCAAAGAAACCTACTTAATACAGCATCAAACGCGCTGCTAGACTCATATATAACGGAGCTAAACACCGCCGCTGCTACGATGCTATCTATAGCACTACTGGATTCTAAAATTGAACCGGGAAGAATCCGCAAAGACGAAATAGTGTCTGCGCCTGAAGCATTTTCAGCCACTGAGCGTGAAGATTCTATAATAGAGGAAGTTGCATCAACACCTGAGGCTGTTTCAGCGGATGTAGATTTAACTACAAATGAACTAGACGGTGTATCAATGCCTGAAGCTGTTTCGGCGGATGTGGATTTAACTACAAACGAACTAGAAGTCGCGTCAATACTTGAAGCTGTTTCGGTAATAGACCCCGGAAGAATTCTTAGGGATGAGGTTGCGTCAACGCCTGAGGCTGTTTCAGTAATAGAGCTTGAATATGTTTTGGTAGATGAAGTGGCGTCAACACCTGAGGCTGTTTCAGCGGATGTGGAATTAACTACAAATGAACTTGAAGTTGCATCAACACCAGAAGCTGTTTCGGCAAATGTAGAATTAACTACAAACGAACTAGAAGTTGCGTCAACACCTGAAGCTGTTTCTGAAATAGAACTCGGCAAGAGGCGTAAAGACGAGGTTGCATCTACACCGGATGATGTTTCTGCAATAGAGCTTGGCAAAAGACGTAAAGATGAGGTCGTGTCAACGCCAGAGGCTGTTTCGGCGGATGTAGCGTTAACTACAAAAGAACCGGAAATTGCATCAACACCAGATGCTGTTTCAGCAGTAGTGGAATTAACTACGAATGAACTAGAAGTTGCGTCTACGCCAGAGGCTGTTTCTGCAATAGAGCTTGGCAAAAGACGCGACGATGAAGTTGCGTCAACGCCTGAAGCCGCCTCGGCAATAGAGCTTGGCAAAAGACGCGACGATGAAGTTGCGTCAACGCCTGAAGCTGTTTCTAATATAGCTGTTAGGTATGCAATACCTACAGACGAAAACGGTGTTTCTGAAAAGGAGTAGCCGCTAAACATTTAACGACTCTCCCGTCTTTTATTCAACAGTCAGTTGGTCTTCCGCAAACCAGCGAGATTGTTCTGCACCATCAAGGTCAGTCCAACTGATTTGGTAGAAGAAATTACCGTCTTCATCCATACGCAAGGCTTCAACCGGGCCGCTAGGAATAACGGCCTTAACAGTAACAACTTCGCCCTTCTTAAATTTAGTAGCCATTTGTTACTCCTTAGGTGGCGGTTAAGCTAAATTGATATGTAACGTTCAGCGTGTCACCACTAACTACTGCGCGGTCGCCCGGAGATTGAAAGTCAGATGCTGAAAACAACGTGCCGGTAGTACCGCCCTTGGTGCTGTTGTTAACAAGAAATGCTCCGCCAACAGTAGTTGTACCGTTGATGTTAAACACGGCCACAGAAGCACTGTTGCTAATCACTGACGGGTTTGCAGTGGTAGCAGTACCAAACACTGCTTGAGGGCGGGTGGCGTTGCTATAAGTGGTGTTCTCAGTCCAACCAGCGTGGGAGGCCATCGTATCACCAGCAGCCGGGTTATTAGTGGCCGCAGCACCGTATAAACCAACATACCAAAGGGCAGTATATGCAGAACCCTTGAAGTACTGGGTGTTCATATCTTGAAGGCCGACGTTAACAACAAGATTGTCATTGTCTTCACGCCACTTCAGACTGCCGTCCTTGTCAAAACACTCGACAATAAAACGACCCTTAGCCGACATATTTTCACCGGCCACTTTGTTCATTTGAATACCAGCATTGACAACATCTACGCTGGCAGCATTTTCGTTTTGCATAACTACTCCTTAAGAGATACGAATGATTGCCGACGTATTTGTAGCGGCGGGGAACTGCACAGTAAATGTGGTAGTTGAAGTTTTATTTGAGCCAAAATCAAGCACAAACAAAGCTGCGCCACCCACTTTGTACACCAATGCACCACGCGCAGTAATAGCGCCGGTCCATACAGGGTTCGTAAAAGATAAATATGAAATTCCATCGAGAATTCCTACAGACGGGGTGATAGCCTGACCGCCTGCGGTGTACCCAGTTGCAACAACTTCGTTGCTAGAAGTATAAGCTGCGGTAGCATCATTAAGCGTGGCATTTTCGGTGTATAAAGCAATTTTGTATACATCAGCGGTGGGCGGAGCCAAGTCGAAGCTACCGGCTAACAACCCAGATTTAAACGAATCGCAAGTGTAGTTTCCGCTAAACGCCATTACACCACCTTCTGCTTATATTGGCCATCACGGTAAGCATCGCCACGTTCCATACCATCACCCAGACGCTTGGCCATCATAAGGGCATCATCATAGCGTTTTTGGTATTGAGCCAGCACATCCTGTTCGCCCTTCATGTAGGTGTACGCTTCCAACAAAGAGCCATAAAGGAGAACGGCATCAAAGTTATCACTGAGCCAAGTATTAGTTGCCGTAACAATTGACTCTGGGTAGTAATAGTAGTGAAGCTCAACGGTATATTGCGCATTTGGTGTGGGACCAAGAATAAAAGATAGTTCCGTTGTAATTGTGGGGCTTACCGCGTTTGTCGTGGTTGGACCAAATAATGCGTAGTATTCAGGAAACCCTGAATCAGTGGCGTTTGGATAAGCCGCACGAATAAAGTTTACGTCTTTGTTAAGCAAATACTGGTAGTTGCTACTGTTATCAACAGCCGCTATAGAATACACCGCGAGAAAATCTGTTGGCGCTGAAAGATATTTGTTGTTTACTTGAGTAATACCTGTTACGTTTTTGCGTAGTGACGGAAATTGAACTGTGTTGTAGACCCGCAGCTCAGCTTGTTTGATAAACGTATTTACTTCAGGCGAACCTGTGGAATCATTACCGAATTGGTTTTCGGTGTATGCGTTAATCTGAGAAACAAGCTGCGTATAGTTCATATTTAAGCCATCGGGCCACGGGCCTTGGTGCCCTTAGTAGCAGCGCCACAACCACGGATTTCAATGCCAGAAGTTTTGGGGCCGGGTGTGGCGTTACGGTTGATGTTGCCAACCGTCATATTGATTTCATTAGCTTCGCTACCGGTGCGGGTGCTGTATCCACTATTGCTAATATCAACGCCCGGGGTGCCGGTCATAGTGTGCGGTTGAGCGTAGACTTCGGCAGAGCCGACTTCCTTGCCACCTTTCTTCATACTGAACTTAGCCATGTTAGCGCCCCCGCGAGGAAGTACGTTGGTTCATAACCTTAGCCATACCACGGCCATACTTCTTCATATCCAGATTGGTCTTGCCACCCTTCTTAAAACCCTTAGCGTGCATGCGCTTTTCGTGGGCCTTAACTTCGGTATCCGCGATTTGCTTAACTTCTTTCTTGTCCATGATTGTTCCTTAAGTTGTTACTACAGTTACGGTACCCAGTGCAATTTGAAGCGCTAAGTTGTTAGGAGTTAAAAAGTCATCATTTGCTCTTGAACCACCAACGGGCGCCCAGCCCCACTGAATCTGTCTGCTGCCAAGGTATCCGTCAACATCATTGTAGTAGCTAGTATCGGGCCTCGGATTTCGTACTGCTTGCGGGTCGTTGACCGGGTATAAACCTAAAGATAACTGCGGTTGGTCAGGTTCCCAACAAGTAGGGCACACCAGAATATTAATGTTTTTGGTCTTAATAACCAAGCGTTTTAGCTGTTTAAGCTTGTACCGAAACCCACATCGGTCACACTCCGAGATTGCAAATTTGCCGGATGAGAACTTGGAGGACATTACACAATCCTTCCTTTAGTCTTACCCCGCTGCGCACAACCATCTCCGCGAGAAGACGCTGAATTTTTTTTGGCTTTAACTGCTCCACCTTTCTTAAAAGGCTCGTACTTTCCTGTTTCTTTGTTAAATACTTCTATGTCTTCTCGACGTACTGCCCCTCGTTTGGGTACTTTATCCAAAGGCACTCTCAAGTCTTGTGTGCCCTCACGACTGGTGCTTGTAAAGTATTTAACGTCTTTTCCTTCTGGCGGTAGCATACGTCCTGTTTTTCGTATGTCTTCTAATTCGTCTGCTCCTCTAGCCCCACGTAAATTTCTTACGGCGTATTTAGCAGGGTTCCCAGACTTATCAAGAAAGTCGGGATGGATTTGATTAGTCGTATTTTTAGCGCGTTGAACTCGTTCAAGTACTTTTGCCCCGCCTTCAATAGCGTTCTTAACTCCGCGCACTGCCCTTCCAAGAGGCAAAAATTCTTCCGGATAAACGCCTTCTAAACCCGGCTCATTCATCCAGCTAGGCACTACCCCGCCTTCATCAAACTTTTTAGTCTTACGTTTCTTAGACATTACCAGCCCCCGCCACCAACATACCCAACACGCGGGGCTAAGCGGAGAGAGGCTTTTTCCCGGTCTTCATCAGCAGCTAATTGAAACTGTTCTTCATAAATGGCCTTGAGCATCTCGATGCGCTGTGCGGCTTCCGGAATCTTCATAGCCAAGTAATACGCAAGGCCCGCAACCATGCAGGGCAGGAAACGGAACGGGATGTCTTGTGTTGCAGTACCGCCGGTACCGGCGTCTTGGATACGGCGCAGGCGCCAGTAAATGAACGTATAAGTATTATCTACGTTAGCTGTCGGCCAGACGTTGATTTTGGGGGCGTTAACGCCCGTAGTTGGATATGTAGCACCGGATTGGCGGTTTATCCAGACCTGAATCGGTCGGCCTTGGGCATTCTTGTTCGGGATTGTTGAATAGGTTGACTCGGAGATTCTAGTGATGTTGATGTCGGTTTGGTTTTGTCCAGTGCCGGTCCTAACAACGTGGTCAAGCAAGTCAATAGTATCAACAGGCAGGTCGTATACAATGGTTCCTTGAGTGAGTGGAATGCTGCCCTGCTCAATAGTCCAAAGATTAATTCCGCGATTAGCCCACTCAATAGTAAGCAAATTAAGACTACGACGAGCAGTTCGTAAATCATAACCAGTCCTTAGCTCCGCACCGCAACGCTCAAAGGCTTCTTCTACAAGCTCATTGAGATTTAGATTAAATGTGCTAGTGCCGGATGTAGTCATTTTTTATTGCGCAAAAAAGCCGGGGGGTAAGCTACCGGAGCCGCCTAAACCAAGGCTTGCCAGACCGCCCATATTGGGCATTTGTTGTTGCGGCTGGAACTGCGGCTGCATAGCATATCTATTCATAGCCATCTGTTGCATGTAACCGCCCATACCCTGCGGCAGTTGTTGCGGACCACCTTTACCACCCATGCTCGGCATTTGTTGTTGCGCTTGTTGCACTTGTTGTTGTGCTTGTTCCGGCGTTAGTCTTGGCGGGTTCAGAAGTTCCTGCATCCTTGCTTGGTTCATTTGCTGTTGTTGCGCTTGGAAATCTTGAAGCGCTTGCTGTGGCATAGGAGCGCCGGGTCCGGGTGATTGCGGTTGAACGCCTTGAAGCTGTTGTTTCATAGCATTCATTTGGTTCATCGTGTCCGGGCTGAACTGGGGCTGTTGCTGCGGACCAAAACCCCCAAACCCACCCTGCGGGCCATAACCACCCTGCGGGCCATATCCTCCACCCATACCACCGCCTTTACCACCCATGTTTGGCATCGGACGTGGGCCATATCCTCCACCCATGCCGCCGCCTTTACCGCCCATGTTTGGCATCGGGCGTGAGCCATAACCACCACCCATACCACCGCCTTTACCACCCATGTTGGGGGGGCCAAACTGTTGGCGTGAGGGTGCGAATCCGGGCGCGAATGAAGTCATAATTTAGTTCCTTACTTTTTCCTGTATGGCCGCACTTTTTCGGCGACGGTTTTTGGTTGTGCTACAAACTGTTTTCCTGCTCTTTTTCCTGCTCTCTTCGCTCTAGTCGTTGCAGCATATTCTGACGGAGATAACGACTTAATCGCCGCTTCCGGGAGGTATCGCTCTCCGGTTGCTTTCGGTCCTTGCGTTGACGGCTTACCACTCTTAGTTCTCCACTTCTGCTCCGTCCAAGCCTTGAGGCTTTGCTGGGGCTTCTTCACTTCATCTTCTTTAAAGTCTGGGCGAGGCGTGCGCGCTGACCCATTTTACCGGGAGCCTTAGCAGCCTTAGCCAATTTACCGGCCGGAATCTTTTCGCCTTCTTTAACACCAAGCGACTTCTTCAAAGCGCCGGGCTTCTTGATAGCTTCTTGAATCCACTTTTTAGTCACGGTAGCCTCCACCTTTTTTCTTGTACTGCAGTGCCAGCATCTGTGCTTTGCGGGCTGACCATTGACCCGGAGCGCCACCCTTACCGCCAGACTTGATACTATTGAATAAGGACTTGCGCATACCGGGTTTGGTGTAGTTACCAGCTTCGTTGACTTTACTCAACCCGCCTTTTTTATACTCAGTAACTTCGTTGGGGTTATCCTTACGCCGAACAGTTTTAGCCTTCGGCATTTTGGAAGGGTTGATGCAGCCCATACCCCGACTCGGTCTCATACAAACTTACCCTTGGTTTTGCCGCGTTGGGCGCAGCCATCAGCACGCTTCGATGCGGAGCCAGTAGAGCCACCCTTAGCCATCTTCTTGACCTTACCGCCCTTTTTCCACCCCGGGCCCGCCAGCAGGCGGCATAGGAGCGCCACCACCAGCGGGAGGGGCCGGGGGCATAGGACGAGGAGCAGCGGCAGCGGCGGCTTTAGCTGCAGCGATTTTATCCATCATCGCTTGTTCCATCGGGTTGGGCATACCGGGCAACGGACCCGTGCGGTCTCCAAGACCTTCTGCACCAAAGTCCTTCATCACACGCTTTTTCTTCTTGTCCATGATTAGCCCCTTAGCACTTGCCGCCGCGCTTCATACCACGAGCGCCGCTTTGGATACCAACAGTCTTACCGGAGTCACCAAGGTTACGGCCCTTGGTCTTGCCTTTAACAGCAACACCGTCTGCACGCTTAGAGGCCGAAGAAACCGAACCGCCCTTAGCCATCTTCTTGCAAGCGCCGCCCTTCTTCATGCCCATCTCGGTCTCTTCATGCTTAACCATCGACTTCGGGGCGCCCTTGGCCTTCATAAAGGCCACTTCCTTCTTAACCATCTTCTTTGATTCAGCCATTTCACCACCTCGTTTAAATTGTTTGCCTTTATCGGCTTTGTTAAATTCCTCCCCCACACTTTGAGGGATACCGACCTTTTTGGCAAACTTCGGGTTATGAGCCACCGCCGCCATAAAGTTGTGCTGCTTCTTACTTACGCTTGGCATTTTGAATCCAGTCTTGCACGGTCTTGGTTTCGTAGATGCGGATGACTGACCAGACAATCGAGAATACTGCTGCAATCGCCGGTAGTGCATTCATAAGTGTTCCAACTACAGTAACCACAGACGCCGCATCAACTGCCTGTTTAATGGTTTCGTGATGTTCTGTCATGTTAACAATTCCATGCCCGCAGGCTTTTGTTGATACGCGAGTTAGGGTCATTAGCAGTCTTAGCGCTAGTAAGCTTCTTCTTCATACCTGACATACGGGCACAAAAAGACTTCTTACGCGAACCGCCTTCAGGCTGCGGAGCTTTCAGACCCGGTTTACCCGGATTAGCAGCATTATAAGAAGCACGGCCCTTGGCATTTAAACCGCCTTTGGGGTTCTTGCCTTCTTTACGTTGCCACGCCGGAGACTTAGCCATAGAACACCGTAATTCCAGTTACGGAACCCACACTAAGCGTTAAATACAAACCTGTATTAGCCAAAATACCTTCGCCGGGAACTTGAATGGCGAAAGTATTTGGGGTGCCAAGGCTGGCAATATCCATCGTGAACAAAACCGCACCAGTAGCACTACCGTCACGAATCTCAAACGTAGCGGCAGTAGACACTTTAGGGTTTACAACAATACCCTTTAGCCGTGTTCGACCTGCGTAGTAAGAGCCAGCCGCGCTAAGGTGCGCCGACTTAACATCAGTTTGCATCGTCATGACGCACCCCTATTAAGCAGCAGTGGTAACGTTAGTCCAAGTCGTCGAACCGGTCGTATTTACATACAGGCGGGTGCTAGTCGAAGAACCATCGGTACGGATGTACAGCGAACCTTGAGCAGCCGACACGGTCGGTGCGCCCGAACCCACGTAGATGCCCAGACCAGCGGTGGGGGGAGCAAGAAACCCGGCGGCGGCGCCCGACAAAAAAAGTTTG